GTGGATTGTTTAACTACTACCGAGCGTGCGAGTGGCCGTCACGCTCATAGGCTGAAGGCGATTCAAGCGAACCACGCCCTTGTCCGTGGTGGTCGAGAAGACACCGGGCGCCGCAGTGTTGCCATTCGAGAGGCAGCAGAAGTTCGAATAGGTCGCCGTTCCGGGCACTGAGCGCCATCCACTGACGGTGGGTACAATAAGACGCTCCCGCACCGTGGCCGAGTTCGCCTCGGCACTCAGAAACACATAGTTGTATTTCTTCGTCTGCGGGGGCGGAATCGTGTGATAGGTCTTCGCAACAATCTGGCGCTTATACCGAGTGAGCCAATCCTGGGCAGAGTTGACCTGCATTTGTCATTTACGGAAGAGAATCCTAAGGAGGCAATGCGGTTTGTTCTCGTGAGCACACACATCGACCAGACCACGGGCTACTCCAAGGTCGCCTATGCGCTTCTCAAGCAGCTAGCGACTCTGAGCCCCAAGGTCAAGACGTTTCACTTTGGGTTTCAGCGCCATGGCGCCCAGGCCGGACTTCGGAAGTATCCTGCGGGCATTGCGTCGTACGATGCAGCCGCCAACGAAGACCCCAAAGAGCAGGGGTTTGGCTTCAACAAGATTGCCGAGTATCTCGACATGGTGAACCCCGACGTTGTGATGATTTACAACGACCCGATGACGGTGTGCCAGTTCATCGAGTCGATGAAGTATGTCCCCGGAACATCTCCCTACCGTCTTTGGGTGTATCTCGACCAGGTCTACGAGGGAGTTGCCCCGGTCCTTGTGGACACCATTCGCAAGAACGCCGAGCGAGTCTACTGCTTCAGCGAGAAGTGGAAGAAGACCTTCCTCGAGTACGGACCCGCACCGGACGTTCGAATTCTCGAGCATGCGGTGGATACCACGATGTTCAGCAAGTTGTCAAAGGACGTTCGAGCCGCTGTGCGAAAGACCTTGAACATCCCCGACGATGCAGTTCTTCTCCTGAATGCGAATCGAAACAGCCAGCGCAAGCGTCTGGACCTGACGATTCAGGGGTTCGTCCGGGCCCTTGCGAAGAATCCCAAGCTCCACCTGATGGTGGCGACGAATCTGAACCCTCAAACAGGGGCCTACTATGATATCCACCGCATCTATGTGGAGGAGCTCAAGCTCGCGGGTCTCGAAGCCTTGACCTATCTTCGAAATCTTGTTCTCGTCGACACGTCGGGACAGAATCTTGTGGACGATGAGGGCGTGAACCAGCTCTACAACGTATCGGATATCGGTATCAACACCTCCGACGGGGAGGGCTACGGGTTGTGCCAGCTCGAGCACCTCTACACGGGCGCGCCCCAGATTGTTACAGACGTAGGCACCTATCGGTCATTCCTCGATGACGGAACAACGCTCTTCGTTCCGAGCATCGGGCGGGCGTATTTTGCTGGGGGTATGCCCCACGGCGCATGGTATCCCCTCTTCTCCCCCGACGCAGTTGCCGAGGCGATTCTTACAATGGCGGCCCATCTCGAGCCTCGGGGGCTGGCGACCCACAGCACAAAGTTCAAAACCTGGTCGGCAGTCTGTGAGGAGTTCCTCGAGGATATTCTCATGCTAGCCGGAGGTCCGGCAGCCAGCGTATCTGTACCGGTGATGCCAGCATCCCCATCTTCATAAGTCGCTGACCGTCCTCAAACGCTGGTCCGTCGTAGACCTCCTTGGTGTCGGGGTCGATGAGAAAGACCATCCCCTTGATGGAGACCTTCTGGAGGCGACGCTTCCTGCGCTGGAGGTTGCGCAGGTAGGTGGAATCGAGGTCCTCCTGCTTAATGTTTGGTTTGAACGCCAGGTCCTCTCCAGTCACGGTGCTGTCAAACCGCATGCACGTAATCACAGGTGTTTCGCGCCTATGGAGTTTCCGATGAACTTCGCAGTCGACGGCCGCCTGCTTGAGCAGCAACCCAATCTTCTGGTTCACCTTCTCCTTCTCGTACGCCTTCTCGTAGAGGTACTCATCCGTGCTCATGAAGACCTCGGTCGGGTCTCCCTCATACCGCTTGGTCACCATATCCGTTCGGCGCACGAGCACGACGTTCACGCCCTCCGTAGACTTGGTCTGGGCTTCGCTGAAGACACTCAGGTAGAACGACACGCGCACGGTTCGCTCTTCCACCGGCAGCTTGGCGTGCGAGCAGATACGGATGGCACGACCGATGACCTGGTCGTGACGGGCCGGGTTCCAGTGCGGCTCCATGATGTGGACGTGGCGCACATTTGCCAGCGTAATGCCCTCGGCACCGGCCGCCGTAATCATGAAGAGACAGAGCTTCTTCTTGGGCTTGGATTCGATGGACGCCTTGAGACTCGGAGGGAAGATGTCGTTGTAGCCCACACCGTTAAAGATTTGGCGCATGTACTCGCGCTCGTCGGCATCTTCCTTGCCCGTGTAGAAGGCGAAGGCTGGCTTCTCGGGGTCAAGGCTCGGGTCTTCCACCCACTGGTTCGCCTCCTTGGCCAGCTTGTACTCCTGCCAGCCGTTTGCCTCCAGGGCGGCGCTGAAGACTCCAAGACCCTCGAGGTTGCGGAAATACGAATAGACCAGCTGATTGTTGTATTTTTCTGCCGGACCCAGTGACCCCTTAATATTCGTCATCATCTTCAGCATCTTGGGACTGAAGGTCTCGAGCGCCTTCTCGGTGAGGTAGCGAGCCGGAGCTGCCTTCAGGGCTGCCAGAATGGCCGACTTGTCGGGGGCAGTGTCCTCATCAACGGCTTCCACATCGGTCTTCGAGAGGTCGGAGGGAACCGCATAGTCGCACGCCAGACGGGAGTTGACGCGGAACGTCTTCATCTCGTCATCCGCATCCTTCATCGGATTGCGCTTCTTGCGGGCGTCCCGCTTGATTTCCTCTGCACGGATGGCGAGGTAATGGTTGAACTGCTCGTCGGACATCAGGACCTTTTCGAGCATCTTGTCATCCTCGACACGGCGAGGGAGCATCCGCTCGTCGGCGCCCTTGAAATATGAAACGAGACCCTGGATGCGTCGCTGAAAGAGCAGCGGGTTCTTGATGGTCAGCCCATCCAAGAAGAGGTTCGCAAACTCCTCGTAGGAGGTCGGCAAACACTCGAATGTCTCCGTGGACACTCGTTCGACGGAGAGCTCTGCTCCGCCCACCTCAGTCTGGAACTTGGGGGCCCAGGACTTGACCCAGTCGGCGGCCAGCGGAATCCAGGGCATGTCCTTGACATACTGGACGGCCGTTCGGTCGCCTTTCTCGGAGTAGATGCTGCGAAAGTGCGGTGGGTTGCGGGTCACGAGGATGTATTTCTTGACCGAGTTGAACTCGATGGTGTCGACATCCGGAACAGCTCGCAGCGCATTCTTCATGCGTTCTTCGTCCCACGCTGGAATGGCCTTGACGGGGATGATGATGCGCTCGATGGGTCCCCGGAGGAGGTTCATCAGGTATGCGACCTCGTTCGCCCGGTTGATGACTGGGGTGCCCGATAGGGCGACCACTTTGCAGTCAACTGCGTTGTAGAGGAGGTTGTAGAGCTTGCTCGCAATGTCGGAGGCGTTGGAGGTTCGCGAGATGAAGTTATGGACCTCATCAATGATAACAACGCTGTTCGAATACGGATTAGAGCCATCCGCAGGGACATACTTGCCTATGTTTGCTGTGGACAAACCGTTGTAGCGGATGAAGGTGAACCGCTGGTCGATGATGTCCTCAATCTGCTTGGCGATGATGTCCTGGGCCGGCTTGGGAAGAGTCTGGTAGTTCGGTGTCTCGCCGGAGACGGTCGTAAAGAAGGTGCGCTGACGGTCGAGGAACCCATCGGAGATACCCATGCGTTTCGCCGTCTCGCGGGACTCGGGCGTAAGCGTCTGCTGGCGCCAGTGCTGGTCGTACATATAGAGAGGGTCACCGCACTTGCGCAGCTCTCCCTTGTAGTTCTGCTCGAGGGAGGCCGGAAGCAGGACGAAGACCTTCTTGTTTGAGAGAAGGGACTCGGCGACTGCGATGGACGAGCAGGTCTTTCCGGAGCCCAGACCGTGGTACAGGAGGAGTCCTCGGTAGGGGGTCTCAATCATCAAGTAGTCGCGCACGACCTTCTGGTGGGGCAGGAGCTCCCGGACGCTGGTGCCGCCCACACCGGTACAGAGGTCCACGTCTGCGTCGTCGGCGTCGGTGGCAAGCTTGCGGTATTTCAGAAGAGTTCGGGTGACCGAATCGGCAAAGGCCTTTCGGTTGGGAAGGACGTAATTCATTACTTCCTCGCCCGGCATTTTTTGAGGAGCTCTAACAATGAAGAAGACGCAGAGACGTCGCAAGCTGTTCGGCAAGACTCGCCGTAGACGTCAGCGGGGCGGACAGCTCAGCCGTCGGGCCTTTGTCTATCTTGCACTATTGGCCTGGGTGTTCGCATTACTGCCAAAAGTCGCGGGGACTACAGTTCGTGAAACAACTGTGTGGGACGTTGCGAAATGGACTGCCAGAGACATCGGAGAGGCTGCACAAGGATACTTCGAAAGCCTGAAGTCCAAGACGCCGATTGTTCTTCCGGGCGGTGAAGCCACGGCAGTTGCCGGCGCCCAAACACTCGAAACGAAGTTCCGTGAAGACAAGTCGTTCCAAAAGGCCGCCGAACGAGTTGCATCCATCGCAGTCGACGCCTATGAAACGGGTGACAAGATGAGCATAGACTTCTCCTTGGTGACAGCGGAGAAGGCTGGAGAAGCGATTGTGACGGCGGGAAGCTACGTGAATGGTTTCTTTGATGGCTTGAGTCAAATCCTCACAACGGCCGCTGACAATCTTGAGAAGAAACAGCCAGTTCTCCCGCTTATCGAAGAAGAAGCCAAAGCCGACGAAGCTGCGGTGCCTCCAGCAAGCACAGGAGAGCTCGTTAAGGACCAGCTATATGGCGTTACTGCTGTCAAGGACCTAGACGAGCTTACGCGCATAGCCGGAAGCGATATAAGATTCGGTCGAAATGTCGTGTTCAAAGGCAAGTCAACTCAGGATTATGAGTATTTAGACGGGAGGGGAGGGGATGTAGACGGATACGACGTTGAAAGGGATGGAGAGGAGTACAAAGACATGCCATATTTTATCCCTGCAGATGTCATTTCGCTAGGTCCACCATTCAAAAAAGGAGGACGCAAAGGTCGTCGTAAAACTTTACGTCGGAAGAAGTAATGGATTCCCGTTCTCGCCTTCTGTGGACGGTC